GAAAGAGGAAGGGCGCTATGAGGAGCTCGACTTCGTCGCACCCGAGGGCGCGCGGGAGGCCGCACAACGCGGGCTCGACTTGCGTCGGGAGTTCGGGCGAGGCGGGACGGAGATCGGCATCGCTCGGGCGCGGGACCTCGCCCGGGGCGCGGAGCTCTCGCCGGACACCGTGCGCCGCATGAAGGCGTTCTTCGATCGGCACCAAGGGAACCGCGGCTCGGGCGAGGAGGACCCGCCGTCGAACGGCTACATCGCGTGGATGCTCTGGGGCGGTGACCCGGGGCGGACGTGGGCCGAGACGATGGTGGAGCGCATGAACGCGATCGACGAGGACGTTGACAAGGCGGACGCGAAGGCGCCGCCCGAGGATCGCGTCTATGGGAGCGAGCGCAACCCCGAGGGGAGCGCGGCGGGCGCCGGGTCGGGGCGCGAGATCGAGATCACCGAGGCGGTGGAGACGGCGATCCGTAACGCGATGGAGCGGCACAACGAGGAAGTCGGCGACGCGGAGAGCAAGCGGGCGACGATGGGGATGCTCCGCTCGGTGTGGCGTCGCGGCGCGGGTGCGTTCTCGACCTCGCACCGGCCGGGCATGACGCGACAACAGTGGGCGATGGCGCGGGTCAACGCCTTCCTCGACATCCTCCGCACGGGCAAGCCCGAGAACGCACGCTACGTCGGAGACAACGATCTGCTCCCTGAGAACCACCCGCGGAGCTCGCGGGGCGAGGAGGATTGATGCCGCGCTATCCGCAGAGGATCGAGAAGCAGCGTCGGGATCTCGCGTGGTCGCTTCGCGTGTCGGGCTACTCGTGGCCTCAGATCGCGGAGAGCCTGGAGGTCGACGAGCGCAACGCCCGGCGCCTCGTGGAGCGCGAGCGTGAGCGACGGGCGGAACGATGTATCGCCCACCTCGAGGTCCCCGACCGAGTCAAGTGATCTCGCAGGCTTGCGCGCCCGCGTCGGGTGCGCGAGCTCTCACCTTTTCTCGCTCCCGCATGATGCGCCCGTGGTCGGTGAGTGGCAGGTGCGCGCGTCAATCGCGAAGGTGGACGACGAACGTCGGCTCGCCTTCGGATGGGCGTCGGTTGCGGTCGACGGTGAGGGTCGCCCGGTGATCGATCACCAGGGCGACTACATCCCCGTCCCCGAGCTGGAGCGCGCCGCTTACGACTACGTCGCGAAGAGTCGTGACGCCTCGGAGATGCACGGTCGCCGGGGCGTCGCGACTCTCGTCGAGAGCGTGATCATGACGCCCGAGAAGTACGCGGCGATGGGGATGCCTCGAGGTCCCGTCGGTTGGTGGGTCGGTTTCAAGGTTCACGATGATGCTGTGTGGCAGCGCGTGAAGGCCGGCGACTACCGCGAGTTCTCGATCGGCGGAAGCGGCACGCGGAAAGCCGTCCGCGTCGAGGGTGCAACCCATGCTGAGTGACGGCGTCGACAAGCCGAACGCGACGGCGCTCCTAGACCTCGAGGTCGAGGAGATCGCCTTCGTTGACAAGGGCGCGGGCTACGCTCCGCGCATCATGATTCTGAAGCGCCGGGCGGCGGGCGACGCCGTGAGGCAGGAGGTCAAGAAAGCGATGACTCTGGATGAGGTCATGGCGTCGCTCTCCGATGAGCAGAAGGCAGTCATCATGGCGGCGATGGAGCACGCGAAGATGATGGCCGGCGAGGAGAGCAAGCCGAAGATCGAGGTCGAGATGGCGGACAAGGCGAACATGGAGTTTGAGGGCCAGGCCGAGAAGGGCGAGATGGGCAAGCCCCTCGTCAACGGCAAGGAGCCCGAGGAGTACATGAAGCGCCTCTCCGCGATCGAGAAGGCGCGCGAGGCGGATCGCGTGGCGCTCGCGAAGGCGAAGGCTGAGATCGAGGTGCTGAAGCACCGCGAGAAGGTCGCGAAGTACCGCGCCGAGGCCGAGTCGAACTTCGGCGCCGTGCCGGGTGCGAGCACCGAGCAGGTCGCGAAGCTCCTCGTCGCGTGTGACGACGCGCCCGAGGGGAGCGACCTCCGCGCGCTCCGCGGCGTGCTGAAGGCGGCGCACGAGGCGGTCCGCGCCTCGGATCTGCTGAAGGCGCACGGCGCCGCGGGTCGTGGTCCGAGCACCGCGCGCGCGGCGTGGGATGCCAAGGTCGAGGAGATCGCGAAGCGCGACTCGGTCAACAAGAGCAAGGCGATCGTCGTCGCCATGCGCGAGGCCCCGGAGCTTTACTCCGCGGCGCGTGAGGAGGTCTGACAGTGGCAATCGAGAACCTGAGCTTCGTCATCGGGCACCTCGCCGCGGCGGCTGACTACAGCACGACCGGGCAGTACCGCGGCATGATCGCGTCGACGGCGGCGAACCACACCGCCGTTCTTGCGAGCGTCGCGGGTCAGCAGATCATCGGCGTCCTCCGCAACGAGCCCGCGTCCGGTGAGGCGTGCGAGATCGTCGAGAGCGGGATCGCGAAGGGCATCGCCGGCGGGACCATCGTCCGCGGTGACCGCCTCTCGGTCGACGCGAACGGCGCCTTCATCGCCGCGTCGGGCGCTGGCGCGATCTGCGGCGTGGCGCTCGAGAGCGCCGCGTCGGGCGCGATCTTCTCCATGCTGGTGGAGAAGAAGCCGCTCGCGTTCGTGTCGCTCCAGTTCGCCGTGAACCTGGCTTCGATCCCGGCCGGCGACGTGGTGACCTCGTTCCCGCTTCCGGGCGCGGGTCGCATCATCGGCTTCCGCTACGTCCCCGGCGTGGTGAGCACGACCGCGGGCGACGGCATGAACCTCAACCTCGAGATCGGCACGACCAACCTCACCGGCGGCGTGCTCGGGCTGACGAGCGCGAACACCAACACGCTCGGCGTCGTGACCTCCGCGACCGCGATCACCGGCGCGAACACCTACGCTCCCGGCGCTCTCCTCTCGATCGAGGGCGCGACCGGCGCCGGTGCCTTCGCGGAGGGCAGCGGTACGCTCGTGGTCGAGATCGAGCTCTACTGAGAGCCGGAAAGGAAAGGACATAGAGTATGCCGATCGCAACTCTCCGTGACGCCACCGCGTCGGATCTGCTGACCTCGATCAGCGTCGCTTACACGCAGGACGTGCAGGGCTTCGTTGCCTCCAAGGTCTTCCCGATCGTCACCGTCGACGAGAACAGCGGGCCCTACTGGCTCTACAACAAGGGCGATATGCTCCGGTCGGACGCGCAGCTCCGCGCGCCCGGCACGAAGGCGGCGCAGAAGACGGTGGGCGTCACGACCGACACCTACCTGTGCCACCAGTGGGCGCTTGATCACCGCATCCCGGACGAGATCCTGCGGACGCGGAAGAGCCCCTTCACCGATCAGGTCGCGGTCCAGGTGCTCACTCAGGACCTGCTGATCCGTCGCGACCTCGAGTGGGCGTCGACGTTCATGGCCACCGGCGTGTGGTCGAACCAGATCGCCGGCGGCGGCGGCGGCGGTCAGGTCGTGTCGTGGGACAACACCAACGCGACCATCCTCGAGGACATCGCTGGGTGGCACGACACCGTGAAGGCGGCGTGCGGGCGGCGCCCGAACGTCGCGGTCATCACCTCGGACCTCTGGGCCGTGGTGAAGAACAACGGCGACGTGGTCGACCGGATCAAGTACACGCAGCGCGGTCAGGTGTCGCTTGATATGTTCGCCTCGCTCATCGAGGTGGACGAGGTCCTGATGATCGACTCGGTGCGGGCGACCTCCGCGGAGAACGTCTCCCCGGTCGTGACCTCGCAGGTCGCGACGCAGAAGTTCCTGCTTGCGTACCGCTCGCCGACGCCGGACATCCTCGTCCCGAGCGCAGGCTACGTCTTCTCGTGGCCCGAGTTCGACGGCGTGCGTGACGCTGCGAGCGCGGGCGCCGCGGCGATCTCGTCGTGGTACGAGCGCAGCGAGGAGGCGACCTACTACCGCGGCAAGGCCCACTTCGACATGAAGGTGGTCGCGGCGGACGCGGCGTTCCTCGGCTACGATCTGCTCGCCTAGTCGAGCGCGGAGGTGACCAGTGGCGATCGGGAGAGAGGTGGTCATCGACGTGGTCGACTTGAAGCGAGAGGATGGCGACTTCGTCGCGGGCAAGCCGCAGAAGATCAAGCGTGGTGACATCGTGGTTACGGTGATGCCAGGCGATCCTCTGCCCGAAGTGTGGGAGCTCCCGACGCATCGTCGGCGGGCGCTCCTCCGCTCCCGTGACGTGGTGTTCAAGTTCTCCGCTCGCCCGGTCAACCGGGCGGGCGCGGAGCTCGGACGGCGTCTCCTCGCCGCAAGCGGCAAGGCGGCCCTCGAGGTGGTGGCGAGGGAGTCCGGGTTGTCGGTCACCGGCACAAAGGACGACCTCGTCGCCGCCCTCGTGGCGCACGCAGGCTGGGAGGGCTGACCGTGACCTTCACCTATGCGATCTCGAACCTGACGACTCCGCTCGCACAGGTGCGTCTTCGCATCGGTGACACGGACAGTAATCTCCCGCTCCTCGAGGACGAAGAGATCAACGTGGCTCTGGCGACGCACGCGAACGCAGTCCTACCGGCTGCGATCGCGTGCGTTCGCCTGATCCTCGCTCGCATCGCTCGCGATGTTGACACCTCGCACGCGGGGATCAGCGCATCGCGGGACCAGAAGACTCAGCACTTCCGCGACCTCCTCCAGATGCTTCAGGACGAGAGCGCGGACGATCTCAGCACGACGCCCGAGATCCACTACACCGGCGCGGTAAGTGGCGATGCGGACTACGTCCCGCTCGCCGCGAAGCTCGGAAGGGATCGCTACACTTGATCACCGTCAAGCACAGCGGACCCTCGATCGGGCTCGCCGTCGGTGAGGCGATCAAGGCGTCATCGCGTGCGGTGCTCTCGATCACGAAGCGCGTCGCGGTCGCGGCGCAGGCGCCCTTGCGTCAAGCGATCAACGCGACCATGAAAGACGGCGGCAACCGCGCGACCGGGCGTCTTGCGCGCTCGGTGACGACGCAGGCTCTCACTCTCGCCAACCCCGACAGCGGCGCCGCCGAGAAGACTTACGGCTTCGTCACGGGCTCAACGCTGGTGTACGCGGAGATTCAAGATCAAGGCGGCACGATCGTCCCGCGCACGGCAAAGCACCTGGCGGTCCCGACGCCGAACCTCCCGCGGAGCCGGCGCACCATGTGGCCCCGCGACTGGACCGGCCCGACGCCACTCATCTACATCCCCGCGAAGGGCCCGCGCGCCGGCAGGAACCCGCTTCTCGCGATCACCAAGAAGGTCGGGCGTGGCAAGAAGCGCCGAACGAAGCTCGTGGTGATGTACGTCCTCCGCAAGCGAGTGACGATTCCACCGAAGCGATACACGACGAAGGCTCTCGAGGACGGCGCCGCCGCTCTCGACGCTCTCGCGCTCTCGCTCTTTCAGACGGAGATGGAGCGAGCGGCGGCTCGGGCGCAGGCTCGACGTGAGGCGCGCGCCGCAGCTCGGGCGAAGGCGAAGGGACCTGGGGCGTGAGCGATGCCGAACCGTAACCAGATCCTCGACGACATCGGCACGACGCTCGCCGCGATCAACGGCGCCCCGCGCTATAACTTGATCGCCGCAACCGTCGAGACGTATCTCCGCACCTACGACGAGGTCGGTGCCGCGGAGCTGCCCTGGCTTGGCTACTGGCCCGGAGAAGGCTCGGCACCGCCGGTCGGCTATCCCTTCGGCGACGAGCTCTACACTCTCGAGGTGCAGATCATCGGGCACGTCGCGGCGACCATGTCCACGCGCACCGAGCAACTTGCGTTGCTCGAGGAGGACATCCGCACCGCGCTCTACGTTGACCGCACGCGCGGCGGATGGGCGATCGACACGCAAGTCTCGTCGGCGTCAGTGACCGACGAAGGCAACCCGGACAAGCAAGGCATGGCGCGGGAGCGAGCGTCGCTCACGATGACCGTGCGATGTACGTTCTTCCCCGATGATGGGTGAGGTGAATCATGGGTCTTCAGACTAACCACGTCCAAGGCAAGCACCAGTTCTTCTACGCCCGGCAGGAGGCGACTCCGGGGACGCTGCTTCACCCGCGCGCGGCGGATGCGCTGAAGGTGATCAGCTCGACGATCACCGTCACTGAAGAGCCGACGCCGCGGCGCGACATTCAAGTGGGTCGGACCGAGTTCGAGCACATCGACGGGATGACCGTGGTCGAGCTCAGTGGCGAGGCGTTCGTGATCCCGACCGGCACGGTCGGCACGATCCCCGACGTTGACCCCGTGCTCCGCGCCGCACTCGGGCGTATGCGCGCCGTGCTGACGGTGATCAGCTACACCGCCGGCACGGGCGACACCGTCGCGGTGATCCACGACAACGGGACCACGATCACCACGAACACGCTCACCGAGGGCGTCGACTTCGCCGCGGCAACCTCGAACAATACGACCGCGACGAACATCGCCACGGCGATCAACGCGAGCGCGCTCGGCACCGCCGGGAGCGTGGTCGCGAGCGCGAACAACGCGGTTGTGACCGTGCGGTCGGACACGGGATCGGTGCGTCTCACCACGGGCGACGCGACGGCGTGGTCCCTGACCCGCCTCGAGTATGCTCTCCTCGACACGCAGCAGCTCCCGACGCTCACCGTGTCGCGGGTTCTGCACAACGGCAACACCACGGCGCCCGTTGCTATCGCACGCGAGGACGTGACCGGCGCGCACGTCAACGAGCTCGGGTTCTCCGGGTCGGGCGCGGAAGCGCCGCGGATGACGTTCGGGGCGAAGGGGCGGCGCCACATCTTCACCGGCACCGGCTCGACCGAGGGCAGCGTCTCGGGCGTGGATGCGATCACCCTCGAGAGCGGGCAGGGCGCCGGCTTCGAGGTGGACTCGCTCTTCGTGATCGGCGCGGACGACAACAGCGGCGCCGGTTACCAGGCAACCTCAGTCTCGGGCGACGTGATCACCGACTCGGGCGAGAGCATCACGGCGGGTGACGCGGTCGCGGTGCGACCGTTCTACCTTGCGCCGACGACGGTCGGATCTCCCATCGCGGGCACCGTGGGCAGCGCGACGATCGACGGCGTGACCTACCCGGTGGTGAGCTACGATGTCGCCGTGACGAACAACTACCTCGCGATCGAAGACGAGGCGTTCTCCGAGCGCATGACGGACGCGGTGCCTCAGTACCGCGAGATCACCGGCACGATCACCATCCGCGCTCGGGCCGACCTGATCGCGGAGATGGGGCGTCGCAAGCTCCTCGGCAACCGCGCGATCCTCCTGACGATGGGCAACGTCGCGGGTCGGCGCGTGGTGCTGTCGCTCCCGACGGTGCGCTTCCCCGCGTCCGGCATGAACACGCCGCTCGAGGGCATCGCGGACATCCCGCTTGCCTTCCGCGCGCTCGACTCCGCGGAGGGCGCCGCGGACGCGCTG